TGATGCTATGCTCTGCCAGAGTACAAGATTTTTGGAACTCTTAATTTCATATCTTTCTGAAATAAAGCTGAACGCAATGCGCTCCACCGCGTTGCGTTCGGTCAATAAGGTAGATCAATGTCAAGAATAATGAATTTAAAATTAATGAAGGATATCTGCGGTAAGCTGATCGAGGGGAACTCGATGCGACAGATCGCAAAGCTGCCAGGATATCCGAGTGATGATACTGTGTATCGGTATGTGCAGAAGAACGACCAGGCACATGAGATGTATATCAGAGCCAAAGCAATCCAGGGTGAACGCATCCAGGACGAGATCGATGAAGTGCTTGGAGCTCCGATGCTGGACGATCCGAAACAAATGATGGCTGACGTGCAAATGAGGCGGCTCAAGGTTGATACATTGCAGAAGAGGCACACACAGCTACAGCCGAAAGGCATACGGAATAAGGCGGAAGATGTTGCCGGTCAGCAGATCCAGGGGAGTATTACGTTATCCTGGGAGAAAGCGGATGTTGACGTTAAGGCTGGTTGATTTCGGTTCGGCAATGCTTTAACTGCGAGCAATCGCACGCGCGAGTCCTGGGCATTTCGCTGTGTTTGTGCTTGATCTGTGCTTGACCGCTCTGATCCAGCTTATTTTATTGAAAAGCATGGGGGATGGTCGCTCTTATGCCGGTCTTTTTGCCTGGATATGCCGCGACCCTACCCCCGAACGATCGGGCGCGCGCAACTTACATATATATAACCCAATCCGGACACAGACATTCACAATGAGGACCACATGGGAAAACGTAGTGAGTTTGACCGGATACCGAGAGATTTCTATCCAACACCACCGGAGGCGGTAAAGCCTTTGCTGTATCACTTGGATATGCCGTCTATAAAGCTGTTTTGCGAGCCGTGTGCTGGCAATGGGCAGCTTATTGATCTGATGGAGCTAGCTGGTGTTATGTGCTGCTATGCGAGCGATATAGAGCCGCGTAGGTCTGGTATTATTCAGCATGATGCGTTAGAGCTCGATGAGATGAAGATATTGGATGCTGATGCTATTATTACTAATCCTCCCTGGCGACGTGATCTGCTGCATCCTATGATTGAGTATTTTATATCTTTAAAACCTACATGGCTGCTATTTGATGCCGATTGGATGCACACCAGGCAAGCTACGGATTTGATTAAGTATTGCCAAAAGATTGTGTCTGTGGGTCGTGTGAAGTGGATCCCCGATAGTAAGCATACCGGTAAGGATAATTGCTGCTGGTATTTCTTTAACAAATATTCGCAGACGAACAGCACAAGGTTTATAGGTCGAGTATGAAAACAATCATTTTTATCCTTGTGATTATGGAGGGAACTGAGGTTGTTGATGAGGTAGAGATTGGCAGTTATCAGAATTGCTCCTGGAACATGGAACAGATTAACCGAGCGAACACCGGAAGAGATTATTCTGCCTTTTGTAGACCTTGGATTAGGGGAAGAGATGAAAAATGACACCAACTATTGTTATTACCTTTCATTTGTTTCTTATTCTTATGCCCGATGTGGAGAAAGAGGAGTTTGTGGTTCACAAGCTACAATTTGAAACTAAGGAAAGTTGTTTGTATTTTGCTGAGAGATTGGATCAAGTACGAGATCCAATAGTTCGGAAGAAGCAATGCAGACCAATTATGAATTATATTTATCCGGATGAATTATGAAAAATGATCCGGTGAACAACCCCTGGCATTATACCCAGGCGAAAATTGAGTGCATTGATTTTATAAAAGAGAATTTGGGCGATGGTTTCGGGTTTTACTGCCGAGGTCAAGTGCTCAAGTATATGTGGCGCTATAAGGATAAGAATGGTGTCCAGGATTTAAAAAAGGCTGAGTGGTATTTGAAAGCATTAATTGAATTTGAAGATTCTAGGAAAGACCGCTGAATGGTTCCGCAAGCAACAAGAGAACAAGAAGCTGCATAGGGATTTTATGCTGCGTTACTTTAGGCGAGAATTAGAGAAATATGGACATAAAAATACCATACGCGCCGAGAAAGGTGCAGAAGGAATTACACGATCAGCTGGACAAACACCGGTGGGGAGTGGTGGTAATGCACCGACGAGCCGGAAAAACAGTAATGGCGATCAATCATCTTCTTAGAGAGGCAGTATTGTGTGATAAACCAAACCCACGATATGCCTATATTGCGCCGACATACCGCCAGGCAAAGCAAGTAGCCTGGGATTATCTAAAACAATTCGCGGTAAATATACCGATGGCGCGCTTTCACGAAACGGAATTGCGCTGCGATCTGCCCAATGGTGCAAGAATACAACTGTTAGGATCTGAAAATCCGGCGAGTTTAAGAGGTATTTATCTTGATTTTGCTGTTTTGGACGAGATGGCGGATATGCCGGAGAACTTATTTCCGGAAGTTATCAGACCAGCTTTATCGGATCGCCAGGGAAAAGCCTTATTTATAGGTACACCAAGAGGACACAATGCCTTTTTCGAATTATACGAGGCTGCAACGGCAGCAGATGATTGGTATGCAGCGACCTATAAGGCGAGTGAAACCGGGATATTACCTAAATCCGAACTTGATTCCGCGCGGATCGGCATGTCGGAGGATCAGTACAACCAGGAATATGAGTGCTCCTGGGTGGCGAATGTTCCAGGGTCTGTCTTTGGTAAGGAACTTCAGAAAGCCTTTCAAGATGGTAGGATTTCTAAGGTTCCTTATGATCCCTCTGTCCGTGTTGACACATTTTTTGACCTCGGTGTGGGCGACAGTACAGCGATTTGGTGGGTCCAGGTCGTAGGGAGAGCGGTACATTTTATAGATTATTATGAGGCGAGAGGTGAGGGATTACCCCATTATGCCAGGGTGCTGCAAGAACGTGAGTATCTATACGATAGTCATTACGCACCACATGATATTGAGGTTAGAGAATTAGGATCCGGAAAGAGTAGGCGCGAGGTTGCCTGGGATCTAGGGATAAATTTTCGTGTTGTTCCCAAACTACCTATTGATGATGGGATCCACGCAGCGCAGCTTTTGCTAGCACGATCCTGGTTTGATCGAGATAACTGCAAGCATGGTCTTGAGGCATTAAGACAATATCATCGGGTGTATAACGAGCGAACACGATCATTTTCTAAAACAATAAAACACGATTGGAGCTCACATAGCGCCGATGCGTTTCGTTATGCGGCGGTAGGATTAAGAGAAAACAAGCGACAATTTCAAGCACCACAGCAAACAGCGGTGAATGAATACCGCGTATTCTAGGAGAAGAACATGGGATTTTTTTCAGCATTTATGGATATGATGTCTGGAGGTGCTCAAAGATTAGGGTCTAGTATTCAGAGCGCCAGCGACAGAATGAAATTCAAAGAGCCTACCAGGTTAGATAGATTTTTAGCCGGACCAGGACAAACAGTAGATACAAGTCCAGAGGGTCGTAAGGCAGCATTTGAGTCTGGTAAAGCTGCCAATGAAAAAGCTATGGCAGATTTGGCGGATATGGTGGATCCAGGCGGAGAGCGTACCGATCCGGATACCGGTCGATCTGTCAGAGAAACCAGGGGATATGAGCAGAAATCGGGCAGTACAGCTGCACCAAAAACAATGATGAGCTCATCTTCTACACCAGCGGCGGCTACTAAAACAGAGCCGACACCACCGGCAGCGCCTAAACCGGTTGGAGAAGATGCTACCAGCAGCGGTGAAATAGAGGATGAAGTGGATGCAAATAAAGGAAAAGGCAAGAAATCTACAATTTTAACCAGCGCACAAGGGTTATTGAGTGAGGCTCCGACCAGGGGAAAGCGTAAATTAAAAGGTTTAATCGCGTGAAAGTACGAAAACCAAAGAATGTTGCTGGCTTAATGGGTCGAATTGCTAATCAACCTATTACCGGAATGTCCTCATCGATGGATATTGATCCTATGGAGCGGATGATGCAGCGCTTTGAGGGTCGAATGAAAGGCGGAAGTCCGCGAAAAAAGAAAAGAAAAACGATGATGCAAGGAGGCTATTGATGGCAAAACCAGGTTTGTATTCGAATATGAATAAAAGAAAGGCTGCTGGCACGTCCAGATCTAAGGCTAAATCAACAATTAAACCTAAAGTTTACACAATGATGAGCCAGAAAAAGGGCGGTTTTGCGCCAAAGAAAAAGTAAGGACGTTAATTAATGGATAAAATTTCACCATTAGTCGCCACATTGCACAAAAGATTTGAGTCTTTACAGACCCAAAGGAGCAATATTGAGCAGCGCTGGCAAGAGGTAGCTGACTATTTCTTACCCAGGAAAGCCGATATTGTACGAAAACGTGCAGCTGGTGAGCGAAAAGATCAAAAAATATTCGACTCCACGGCGCAACATGCTGTCGAATTGCTAGCTGCGAACCTACACGGCACACTTACCTCCCCTTCGGTGCCGTGGTTCGCTATGCGATTTAGAGATAAAGCGCTGCAAAACGAGGATGCAGCGAATGAATGGCTGGAGATCTGCACGCAGCAGATGTACCAGGCGCTTGAGAGATCCAATTTTCAGCAAGAAATCCACGAATTATACTATGATTTAGTGGTTTTTGGCACAGCTGCCCTGGCGATCGAGAAAGAAATTGGTCAAGATCTACGCTTTTCCACCAGGCATATTGCTGAGATTTACATAGCAGAAAACCATGAGGGAAGAGTCGATACAGTATTTCGTAAGTATGAGTTAACCGCACGACAAGCAGAGCAAAAGTTTGGGAAGAATAATCTATCGAATAGAATAAAAAAATCATTGGAGAACACTCCTTTAGATAAACATTCGATAATTAATGTTATATATCCCAGAGGCGATACTGGCAAGACCACAGCAAAAGACAAACCTTTTGCCTCTATTCACTACTGTTATGACAGTAAATATCTGATGCAAGAGAGCGGTTATGACTCAATGGTCCTGGCAACTCCCAGATTTACTAAGGATAGCTCCAGCGTTTATGGACACTCACCGGCACATACATGTCTAGCGGATGCCATGATGGTATCAAAGATGGCAGAAATTGGGATCAGAGCCGCACAAAAGCAGCTGGATCCGCCGTTAATGGTTCCGGATGATGGTTATGTCCTACCGGTAAGAACGACACCAGGAGCGCTTAATTTCTACAGATCTGGTTCCAGGGATAGAATAGAGCCGCTAAAAACAGATGCGAATAATTTATTGCAGCTTAACCAGGAGGAGCGACGACAAGAGCAGATCCGCCGGATCTTTTATGTTGACCAGCTATTAGCCTCTACAGATAAGACAATGACAGCAACACAAACGCTGCAAATGCAAGAAGAACGATTACGAATGTTAGGACCGGTGTTAGGGCGCTTGCAATCAGAGTTACTACAACCCTTAATTTCTAGAACCTTTGAATTACTGCTTTCCCAGGGTGTTCTACCGCCGGCTCCCGACGAACTGCAAGGACAAGATATAGATATCGAGTACGTTTCACCGCTTGCTAAAGCACAAAAGATAGGCGACCTACAAAATCTAGTGCGCGGAGTAGAGATAATGACCAGCTTGGCAGAGGTTATTCCAGGGATTACGGACTACATTGATAATGATGGATTGGTTCAATACCTGGTTGAGATCACCGGAATGCCGGCAAGAGTGATTAGATCCGATCAAGAAGTGGCAGCGATGAGAAAAGAGCAGCAAGAGGCAGCCGCAGCGCAGCAATCACAAGAGCAAGATATGCAAAATTCAGAGCAAGCGCGTAATGTTGCGCCTTTATTGCAAGCCTTACAAGCTAACCAGGGCGCGGCTGAATGATGGATATTGAAGATCTACAGCGCGTTTATAGAGAAGTCTTTTCCTCTGATGAGGGCAAGAGAGTTTTAGACGATTTGAAAGCCAGGTTTGGTTTTCAGCAAACCACGCACGTTCCAGGGGATCCCTATGAAAGTGCGTTTTTCGAGGGTCAGCGCAATGCTGTCCTATTAATTTTAAGAATGATGGAAGAAAAAAGAAAGGATCTAACAAGTGAATGAAACAGCAGAGGTAATTGAGCAAACTCAATCTCAAGAAACACAACCACAAGAAACTCCGGTAGCTTTTGCGGATTCGCTAGGCGAGGAGTTTAAGGGCAACCCTATATTTAAGAATTTTCAAGACGTAAATGGTTTAGCAAAATCATATATGCACGCGCAGCGCATGATCGGTGCTGATAAAGTAGCGATCCCAGGTAAGCACGCGACAGATGCAGAAAGGTTGGAAGTCTATCAAAAGCTAGGTGCGCCGGTAAATATCGATGGTTATGAGGTAAAATTTCCCGAAACCTTTACAGCTGACGAGCAAAAAGCCTTTAAGGAAACGGCATTATCCGTTGGTTTAAATGGTAATCAAGCCTCTAAAGTTGTCGATTTTCTAAGTGAAACCTTTAACCAGGCAAGCGCGCAATCACAATTAAACGCTGACCAGGTAGTCGCGGATAATCGTGCAGAATTGCAGAAAGAATGGGGAAATGCGTTAGATCAAAAGCTGGAGAGAGCGCGCGGTGCTGCTGTTCATCTATTAGGATCCGACGATATTTTCGGTGATATACAACTAAAGGACGGAACCCATTTGGGTGATAATCCACAGATAATAAGAATGTTTGCTGCTTTAGCTGACCAGATAAGTGAAGATACCCTGGGCGGTCCTACAAGTGAGCAGATCAGCACACCAGAGGAACTTGAGCGCGAAAAGCGAGAACTCATGCAATCTGGTAGTCCATATTGGAGCAATACTCATCCCGATCACGATAAATACATTCAACGTGTTTTGAAGATCAATGAGGATTTGTATCCAGAACCAGAGGGGTAATCTTCGGATCCCTCCAGGTAAAAAATATTTTGGGTCTTTTGCGAGATAACCCACCTAAATTTTAACTTTTTTAACGGAGGTACTTACAATGAGTACACAAATTACGACTGCTTTCGTTAATCAGTATTCTCAGAACGTATCATTATTATCGCAGCAAATGGGTTCATTACTGCGTAATTCTGTGAGAACTGAGTCGGTTAACGGAGAAAAAGGGTTTTTCGAGCAGATCGGTTCCGGTGTAGCGCAAGCTAGATCTAGCCGTCACTCTGATACCCCATTAATGGATACACCCCATGCGAGAAGAATGGTGAGTCTTGTGGATTATGAATATGCAGACCTTGTAGACGACCAGGACAAAATCCGCATGTTGATCTCTCCAGAGTCAACTTACGCAAAGGCAGCGGCAGCGGCTATCGGTAGAGCTATGGATGATGAAATCATCGCAGCTTTAGGCGGTACAGCTAAAACCGGTGTATCGGGTGGAACTTCAACAGCTTTACCTAGTGGGCAGAAAATCGCTCATGGTGGTGCTGGACTAACGATTGCAAAATTGGTTAGTGCAAAGAAGATCCTAGATCAAAACAGCGTGGATCCCTCAATAGAGAGATTTATCGTTGTTTCACCAGAGCAGATAGAAGATCTATTAAACTCTACCACAGTAACAAGCGCAGATTTCAATTCTGTAAAAGCGCTAGTTCAAGGAGAGATGGATACTTTTCTCGGCTTTAAATTTATAACATCTAATCGTTTAAAAGATAACGGAACCTCAAGGCTTTGCTATGCGTATGCACGCGAGGGGATGGTTTTGGGAATGGGTAAGGAACCCACCGCCAGGATAGATGAACGATCAGATAAATCATACAGCACGCAGATCTATTACTGTTCTTCTTTCGGCAGCAGCCGTCTTGAGGAAGAAATGGTAGTCGAAATTGCGTGTAATGAGTAAGGAGGATTGAACAATGGCAAATGTTAATACTACATTAGTAACCAATTTTGAAGCCTCACCTCAAGTGATGAATCCGGCATATCAACAGCATGGAGTTGTGCGAATTATTCAAGGCACAATCGCTCTAGCTGCTGGTGATTTGAGTGCTAGTGACACAGTTATGTTGGCTCCTATTCCGACTAACGCGAGTGTAACAAGTATCAAGCTATTCAATGACGACCTGGATAGTGGAAGTACAAACACTTGTGATGTTGGACTATGGACAG